TCACCAAAACTTCCACCATGGCTTCTTCTCTTTTGCTGCCGCAACCTCATCCCGAAACTCCTGCATCATTCTCTTCGTTTCCTGCATCTCACGCAGCGTCTTCATAAGGGTTTCATCCCGTGCTTCCAATCGTTTCTCCACTCGTTCATTATGCGCTTCTACGCTGGCTTTAATTTCCTCGTTACTTTGCTTCGCCTGGTCACTCAATCGCTTCTCCATCGCTAACATGCTTTGATTCATTTCTTGCGCCATAACGCTGTACTGTTCCTGTAATTGCTGTTTAATGTGGAATGGCACTAAATCCGTTTCCTCAGCTTCTTCTTGAATCAGTTCTGGATTAACCTTCTCTATTTGCTGCGCAATCATCTTCGCTGCCTTCTCTAACGTCATACCGTCATGCTTACTAAGCTCAATTAGCTTCTCAATAACCATAATGTCACTGTCTGTGTATTGGCGTCTGCCACGATTATCCTTCTTCACTGCAAATCCCTCGCGCGACAGTACTTCCATATACTTTCTAAGGGTGCTATCACTTATTCCTAGTCGTTTGTATACTTCACTAGCAGAATAAACAATTTCGTCCGTCATAGCGTCACAACACCTCCTAGTGACAGTATTCCATGATAGTTAAGAAATTCCTGCAAATACAAACGGGCTAAGCTGAATTTGTAAGCAAACATAAAATAGTAGAGCGTACAAAAAAAGCAGTACACATTAATTTGCGTCTGCTTTTTTTGTTATATCGTTTAGTTGTGCCTTGTTTCAATTTACAGTAGTCATTCCCTAAGAGATTTGCATGAACTACTTTTACTTTCTCATTTTTTCTTTTCTTGTCAAAATATCTTGTTTATAAAATAATTTATCGCGAGTTGTCTCTTTAATCGGTGTTATTTTCCCCTCTTTTACCAATTTGTTTAAATACTGTCTAGAACACCCGAGAATATCTAATGCTTCCGATGAATTTAAAATTTCATCTTGTATAAACTTTGTTAGTTGTTCTTTTGTTTCAAATTTAAACATTCTTCGTCTCCTTTATATACAAAATAATTATATTAATCAACATTAAAAATAGAGCTATTCCAGCAAATGTAATATAGGTATACCCCCCAGTACCTAGGTTGTTATAATCAAGGGTTGTTAAAACAAAAATCAGAAATAAAGCTATAGGGATATTTTTCCATATGAACTTTTTCATAATTAGTATCAATGTGTTATAATCTTAGGTAATAGGAGAGGTTTTCCTCCCCTTGTGGTTACTCTGAGTTGATATCTTGGTGGGTGCGACTCTTTTGTACTTCTTCTTTAACTTTGAAGTATATATCTGAGGTGTTTTTAATCAATCCTGATAGTTGATTAAGAACGCCAAGGACGGCTACAATAGCTAGCCAAATAAAGGTATCACATCCTTGTGGTATCTTTATTTTTCACCCATAGATTAGAACTCTTCTAACAGCTAAGACTATCCACACATTCATATTTTCACCTCTTTCTTTTCTCTTAATATACGATTTTTCACATTAATTCCTATATTATTCTATATCGCTTTAGCAATTTCAACAAGCAACCTCATAAACAACGGAATCATTTGAACAACAATATAACCAATCCCTGCACGACTTATTAGCGAGAATCCCCTTTCCTGGCTACCCACCATCATGAATAGCCCACCGCATAACGCCATAACGAATATGATAGAACCAGCCGTTAAAAAAGCCTGCAAATAAAAAAACCGACTCATAAGAGTCAGTCTTTTTATTATTTTTACTTAGCGTTATCTCGTAGATCTTTGATAGACATTGGAATAGTTCTATATAGAAATACCGCTAATTGTTCACGTGTTACTGTACCATCTGGATTAAAATTATTATTACCTACACCACCAGTAATACCATTACTATATAAAATTTCTACGGCTTCATTGGCCCAGTGCCCTTGCATATCGTTAAATTGATGATTAAACTTCTTATTTAATCCAAAAGCGTTTTTGAAAGTTTGAGCAAGTTCTGCTCGGGTTACAACTCTATTTGGATTAAAACGACCATCAGACGCGGAAGAGAAAATTCCACTTTTATATGCTGCTGCAATTTCCTTTTTAAACATTGAATCATTTATATCATTGAAAGGAAGCGGTTGTGACATATCATGATCGGGAATTTTCACCGTTCTATATAAGAATGCCGCTAATTCTTCACGCGTTATATCTTCTAAAGCTCCAAAATAACCATTGTGGTATCCCAACATTATATTATGGTCAACCATGTAGTTAATTTCATTATATGCCCAACTCCAATCGGGCACATCTATAAATTTACTAGTTTGAGCACTCGCTGCTTGTATTTCCTGGTTTGTGATACTACCTGATGTCTCAGCCATAGAGTTATTCGCAAAAAAAGTTGTACCGAATACTGCTACACATACACCAGAAATTATTATTTTTTTCATTTCTATTCTCTCCCCTTAATTTTAAACGTCAATAATATCATTCCAAGAATCATTATATAACTATTTTAAAATTAGAAAAAGAAGGAATTTATATTTTTTTACAATTATCTACAAAAATATCCATATAACTTTAGCAATTTCAAAAAGTAATCGCATATTGAAGCACTATATAACCAATCCCTGCACGATTTATTAATGAGAATCCCCTTCCCAGCTACCAATCATAATGAACAAACCACCGCATAGCGCCACAGCGGATGCAATTGGATAGGACACTGATTTGATTAGAAAAATAACTGACTCGAAACCAACCATATTGATTCGATTTTATTTTTTTGAAAAAACCTCTTCATAAAAGAACATACATTCGTATATAATAAGAACTAACGTTCTGTTATTTAGGGGGAATAACGGTGTATGACTATTCAATATTGCCAAATAGAATTGTTTTATGTGTAGATCTTCGTTCGTTCTATGCCAGCGTATCGTGCATCAAAATGGGACTAGACCCACTTCATACTAAATTAGCTGTAGTTGGTGATGTGAATAGGAGTGGTTCAATCGTTTTGGCTGCAACACCACCATTAAAAGCATTAGGCGTTAAGAAAATGGCAAGATTGTATGAAATACCACGTCGTAAAGATATTCTTGTGGTAAATCCAATTATGGGCACCTATATAAGATGCTCTAATTTCATCACTAAGTTGGCTCTACAATACGTGCCAATTGAGGATTTTCACCAATATTCCATCGATGAGTTCTTTATGGACATTACAGATAGTATTCATTTATTTGCAAACGATCCATATGAATTTGCGCTGAAATTCAAGCGTGAGATATATGCAAAGACAAGAATTGAATGCACGATAGGGATTGGTCCTAATCCTTTAATGAGCAAAGTAGCTTTAGATGTGGAAGCGAAGAAAATGAAAGATTGTATAGCATACTGGAAGTACGAAGATGTACCCATAAAATTATGGCCAATACGACCACTCAGCAAATTTTGGGGGATTTCAGGGAAAACAGAAGCGAAGTTAAACCGAAAAGGAATTCATTCAATCGGAGACTTGGCACAATATCCACTCAAATATTTAAAACAGAGCTTGGGAGTCATTGGCGAAGAATTACACTTACATAGCAACGGCATTGATTTTAGCCGTATATCAGAAAAATACGTTCCAGCAACAACTTCTATTGGTAAAAGCCAAATACTTATGCGTGATTACACCATAGAAGAATTCCCAATCATTCTACTGGAACATATCGAGGAAGTTTGTTATCGAATGCGAAGGCAAAACAAACTAGCTCAAACTATCCATTTTTCTATTGGTTACAGTAAAAATTACGCTGGTGGTTTCAGAAAAACGCACACTATGAACCGACCAACCAATTTAACAATGGATATTTATAAGGTTTGTACATATTTTTTACACGAGTTTTATACTGGGGAACCCATTAGAACCATCAATGTTTCTTTAACTAACTTAATCAATGAAGGCGAAGAACAAATCTCACTATTCGATAATGTAATACAACGAGAAAAAGAAATGAAACTAACTAAAGTAATGGATGAAATACGCACTAAATTTGGAAAGAACAGCATATTACGAGGAATTTCGTATACAAATAGTGCTACAACAAGATACAGAAACACATTGTTAGGGGGACATAAAGCATGAACAACGCTAATATGCCAAAGGGAAGAGGAATGGTTAAATGGACTCCATTCGCAGCGATGCCAGAGCAATTCGCTGGTATCCGTGAAATAGTTAAAGAAAAGACGAAGGTAGAACGCCCTACATTAACCCAAGATGAACAAGAACTTATTGAGAACATGCTATTATGTTCATTGTTATCTGAAGAAGAAATACTGATTACATATTACGAAGGTGGTTTTTTACTTACTAACTATATGACCGTCGTTGATATTGATCCCCTGAATAAATCTATAATTTGTACAGATGCTTTTTATAATAATATGACTTTGAAGTTTATTGATATTATTGATGCAAAATAAAAAACCGCTCACAACCGTGGCTCTTATTGTTACTTTACATACACATAAGCTTTATTTACAATTAAACAGATTTTATTTCACATAAATATTATTATACTAATCTAAAGTTTCCGTATTTACATTTTTTTCTTTTTATCTCATAATTTTAATTGGGGAAAGGGAGGAAAAAAATGGTTCAAATCAAAGTGACACCTGAAATGCTAGAAGAAGTTGCTAAACGTGCAAATAATACTAGAATCGCATTAGAATCTATACATAATAATTTATGTAATGAAATAGATCGTTTATGTTTTCAATGGATTGGTGCCTCTAATCAACAATTCGTTCAAATGTTCAATGATGCGAGACCAAAAGCTTTTACATCTATCAATTCAATTATACAAGTGGAAGAAGATTTGAAACGAATTGCCGAAAAATTCCGTACCACAGATTCTTCATATGACGAAAACCTTAAAGAAGGAGCAACGTGTGGTAAGTTAAATAGTGAGAAAAATGATGGATCTTTACGTGACAAGGTTTGGCATGGATTCAAGGAAACTTATGAGGATCTTAGTAAAGTAAAAAATTCCGATGAGTCTTTATATGATAAATTTAAACATGGTATCGATGCAGCGTATAAAGATGTGAATAAAATAAAAGACGCTATAGATGATGAAATCGAATCTGCTTTTGAAAAAGCTGGATTAGGTGTCCCCTATAACTTTACAAAGGGAGTGGGCGACGCTATAGGTGATGAATTATTAGGACTTGCAGATGCAGTTATCCATCCAATTGACACATTTAATAACACGATTGAAGCCGTTTCTCACCCAGTTGAGACGTTCAATGCGATAAAACAAACAATTTCTGATTCTTGGAATCGTGATGTTACCAATGGTGACTCGTATAGTGGTGCAGCATGGTATGGAAGCGCGACCGGTCATACTATATTGGCTGTTGGACAACTATTCGTAGGGACAAAAGGCGTAGATAAAATCGCAATGTTGAACCCTGGCACAAAATTAGCTGAGATTTCACGAACTGCTAATCAAAGCTTGCAAGACGCTGCATCCTTATTCAATCGTAATTACAATGAGTTTGCTTTCGCTGGTGGAAATAATATACGCTCTGTATTTGATACACCTGATTTTAGAGCAGCTGAGGAAAAGCTATCAACCCATCAGTTTGCTACAGGAGAAAATACCACTACTGTGAAACCCGATGATATCAGTTCGCTTACTCCAGGAGGTGGACTAGCCGCACATGAAGCTAGGGGTGGGCATTTACTTGAACGACATGTAGGAAAAACGGATGAAGAACTATTGCAAAGAATGCAAAGTGATCCTAGAATAACAGGTGCATCTACTTTTACTGATAGGGCATCAGCTGAAAAAATAGCGGCTACCGTCTTGAATAACCCTCGTAATCAAGTACGCATTCAAAGTTGGTTAAATAGTCCAAGAGATAATAAATTAATTTTACGTTATCATGGCACTGAAATAATTGGACGAGGTGTAACAAGAGGTTCTACAACAGTTGAAGATATGTCAAATGCAAAAATTGTACTGAAGAAGGATAGAAATGGAAGTTTTATTTTAACTGGATATCCATCTTGATAATAGGAGGAAGATTATGTTATTAGAAGACAATTTCGATAATCTCGAAGATGATGAGGTATTTCAATTTCTAGCGGGTACTTTTCACCAAGATACTTTCTATGAAGAAGCGCTCCAAGAATTACTAGAAGAGGTATCAAAAGAGTATTTGCAAGATGCTGTTATTTTTCTAACTGAATTTATTCAAAGCGATTATAGTAATACAGAAAAAAATGAATACATACGGTATTCTGCAGATGGAATATATTTTGATGGGTTAGAAGTAACACCATTAGAATGGCTTGAACAAACAGTTAAAACGATAAAACAAGCATTAAAAAATAATTAGTAAAAATTGACCGCCCGTAATAGGCGGTCTTTTCTTCGTATTACATAACAAAGCCGTCCAATTAAGGGCAGCTTTTATTTTTCCATCAAACTATTCTTTTGTTTTATTTATCTTCATACCACCAACCTTTACGATCAAGGTATTCTTTCATTGCTTTTAATTGTGTATTACTTGTAGGATCTGTTACTACGAAAATTAATCCATCTCCTTTAAGCATAAATTTACCTGTCATATTAAGAGATTTCATAGCTCCTGCTACATCAGGAACCTCATATGGTGAGAACGCTCCTGTTTGAATAACATTTTGTTTGGATGATGTAGTTGCTACGTTTCCGCTTTTAACTTTCTGAATGAAAGTTCCCCATCTACCTTCATCTAGCATTCTATGTGGACAATATTTACCTGACCAGGATTGATGAGTTCGAACGTTTTCAATCGGAATATTATACATAGACATGAGTTGGCGTACAACATCAACAGCATTATCCTCAGCTTTGTAGTATCTATCTCCTCCTGATTTTGAATAACAGATTTCTACAGAAATAGACTCACGATTCCCTGAACCATTTCCGTCTCCGCAAGCCCATACATTACGTTCCAAAGGAATACCTTGAATCGCTTTCTTGTCATCTACCGCAATATGAAACGAAACTTCATTATTGTTAGTAATCATGTAATTCACTTCGTTTTCAGCTGGAGCATCATTATATGTGTTGTGAACAGTGATATATTTAGGTTTCATTGTATACGGACACTTTGTACCATATTTACTTGGATCAACTAATTTTTTTGTGATTTCCATTACTGAACATCTCCTTTTTTCTCTTCTTGTTTTTGTTTTCCACCTAGAATTTCAACTGCATTCGTTAATGCTAAAGGTAAAGGGATTCCCATACGCCCTGCATTTTCTAAAAGAGATAACAACTCATTCCCGATAAAGAAAAAGATAGTCGCTTCACGAATGGCGCTATTACTTCCAAACGCTGAATCTAACTGCGCTGCAACTCCAACCAAAAGAAAAAGCACCACCTTTTTGGCGATGCCTTTGAATCCCACTTTACTTTTCAACTCTCCGTTATATCCTGCTGCGAATACTCCTGTGATATAGTCGATAGCTGCCATGATAACTAGAACTTTCAATGTTGTATCCCACCCTCCCAAAAAGTACCCGCAAAAAGCTCCGAAGGTAGCTATAAATGTTTTCATTAATACATCAATACGATCCATCTTTTCACTCCTTTATTCAAAATAAAAAAGACCAGCTTATGACTGCTCTTTGTTCTCTAAATCAGCTATTCTACTATGCAAATCAACAATTTGTTCTCCTAAATCCGGAATGACTTGCTTTATTTTATTAATTTCGTTTTCATAATTAGGTGTATCTTGTATAGGTGCTGCAAAGGCTATTGGCACTTCTGTTTCATCAATAGTTGGTGGCTTCTGATTTTTGATATCCTCGAGTTCTTTCTGAATATCAGCTAATTGCTGTTTGATTTTTTCTAACTCTGATGGTTCTTCAGGTTGTGGTTCTACTGGTTCAGGCTCAAACGTTATTACCCATTTACCTTCCTTGAATATTGGAGCGTAAATTAAATCTGGGCAAATTTCTAAAGTACAATTTTCAGGAATATCAGGTTCAAACCCGACAATCACATCCTCTTCGTATGGCACTTTAATAGTTTCATAACCTACATTTGCCATTACACAATCAGGACAATCATATTTACTGATTGGTTCTTCCACATTCACTGGATCTGGTACATAAGTACCATCTTCAATAGATTGATGAAGTTCACAAAGTTTCTCTTCTATGACAATTTCTTTTTGTTCTTCTCGGAAGAAAGTTTGTTTCTCATAAATCGGTTTCTCTTCAATGGGGATCATCGCAGTGAATTTACCTTCCTCGTTATAACAATAACCGTAGTATTTTGCCATATATTCCCCTCCTTAGTTGCAGACATAAGTAGCTAATATTCTATATCTCTTACCCGTTACATCTAGGTGTATTTCTCCGTTGAACCTTATAAGGACCCTAGAAGGGGTACCATCTGTAGCAATTGCATCAAATGTATAAGAATCTACTGGTGTCATATCTGATGGTAAAGTTGTTACAATTGCACTAGTTGCACCAGCGTTTCTCATAAGATCTAGACTTAATGTCACGGTGTTCCCTCTACGGGTAGCTAATTGTGGATTAGAACTACCTGCTGTAGCATCAGCTGTCAAGGTTAAACTAACTCGTCCGTTCTTTCCACTGTTAGTAACCTCTATCCAAGGTTGCCAAGTGCCAGCAACAAGAGTACGGAACCAAATACGCTGATTAGTGTGATTCAAGATAGTAGCTCTTTGCATTACGTACGAGGTATTCGTGTAAGGAATAACTTCTACATAGAAGAAGTTATTTGTGATAGCCTCAGGAGCATTTATAAATCGCTGACCAGCATAAATACCTGGAGCTTTAATCGTGTTTAAGTCTGCATCGTTTATCAAAGCAGATTTACCATCAGGAGTCACCCATCCTGAGTATATCTCTGTTTTCTTGTATACATCCTGCTCATTAGCAATCTTCACCCACGGAGTCCATCCGTTAGTATCTCTCTTTCTTCGTACAAATTGCTCGTTGTTTGTAGCATTTAGATAGGTAGCTTTCTGCATAGCATAACCTGCAACAGTATGCTGCTGAACTTCTATATAGAAAACACCAGTTGGGTACGGAGCATTTAGTAAAGCATTGCCTGCGTAGTACCCTGAAGTCTCAATCGTATCTAAATCTACTCCGGTAGCTAATATATTAGATCGACCACTAGGCTGAGTGAAGCTTGAGTAGATTTCAGCTTTCTTGACTACGTTAGTGTTAGGGGATGTAATGTTAAATGACTTACTAGTTCTATCATAGTCAAACATATTAGTACTACCTACAACGTCTAATCCGTGTAAGTTACCTGATGAGTTTACACCTATAGAATATTCAGCAGTTGAGTCATTTACCCATCGGAGATATCTATTGCCACTAGAGGTTCCTCTATTTAGTCTTAAATCCCCTGTCATGGTATCTCCGGATTTCTTGACTGCTCCCTTTGCTAATTCACCCGCTGCAATAATCCCATCAATATCTACACCTTCAAGCTTCTTACCCGCTTCAATAGCTTTTTGGATTACTGGAAATTCATTTGTAGATTTCATTGCCTCATCAGACATTATTGATTCATCTACTGTAAATGCGAATTTACAAGTTTCAATTACTTTGTTATTCGGGAAAGTGAATCTCAATTGTGCAATGACATTACCATAGGCAATCAAAGTTTGTGTACTTAAAACAACATAGTATTTACCCTGCATTTGATTCACATTCTGTACGTCTTGAAATACTCGCTTACAATCAGGCTTTAAAAATGCAATTTGTACACTTGTTGCTGATGAAAAATCTGTCACCACTTTATCGTGAGTAACATTGATTAATAGTTTGGCAGAGTTTAAATCATTCTGATAAAACCGGATGAGCTTCAGTTCCTCTTCTTTTACATTGAATTCCTTATGCTGCATAGTATCAATTGTTATTTCTCTTATTTTAAGTATTTCTGCCAAATCGACTCACCTCTTTTATTATTGCGATACTTGCGTTGCTTGTTGCTGTAGGTTAGTTAAACAATCAGAGCACACATTTAATGTGCCTAACTTATGCAAATGAGCATTCTTTTTGCACAACTCACAAAATGTATCTGTTTTACGCAAATAAACCTGGTCATGATCTGAGAAAATCTCAACTACATCACCAGGTTTAACACCAATATCGGATAATTTATCTAATGGTACTTTTACTGAACCATCTTCAGAAATTGTTACTGTTACTCCTAAGTATTGATATGCCATAAATACCTCCTATATTGAAATGTTCATAAATGCCCATCCGTTTGTACCTATATGAAGATAAGCTCCCCAGCCTTTACTTCCGTTCATGTATTTGATAGTCCCTAAAGAGTCCGGTCCTCCACCAGCAATATTTACTCCTTGTGTACTTATTTGAGTATTAAACGACACTGACCCGCCAGCATTGAATGTTATCTGTTTAAATGAACGAAAATCTATTCCCATTTCACCCGTAATTGTTGTCTTATTGTCTCCAAATAGATGAGTATTTCCATTTGAATTGAGATAAAGCGAACTTGGAAACGCTGGATCACCCGTAATTGTTCTGCCTTTAACTACTCCCACACTTGCAGTATAATAATCACCAAGATTTTGTTGTGAAATTGCCATTGTTCCGTCGTTAAATACGCTAGAGTCAACGTTCTCATGTAGAAGAATTGTAGGTTGCATTCTTCCATTTTTATTCCAGTAGTAACCGAAATACATTCGTGTTAAATTCGATTCCATCAAGCGGATGAATTGTTTTTCTATGTGAACATAGTTAGAGCCACTATCAGTGCGTAGTGTAGAACCTTTAATTTCTCCTGCTAATATACGCTCCGCAACAACACCTCGGCCAGTGATTGCGTTCCTAAAGGTCATTCCTCCGTCAGTACTTACACCTAATCCGGCACTATTCAAGACTACAACATAATTGGGATTATTCTTATCCTTCGCAATTAACCCTTGTGGTGTGATATCTAATTCACTAGTTACACCTAAAATCATGCTCGTGACATTCGCAACTTCCGCTGCCATCGCATTGATTGGGAGCTTTTCTCGTCCCTCTATCAAATCATTAATTGTTTTAGCGGCATGATCTAAATTAGACTGATACCTTTTGGTAATGTCTTGATTCCCAAAGGTCAATTGAACATCCAGTATATTCCCGCGCCAATCACGTAATACACTCCGATTTACAACACGTACTTCTGCATCTAATCCAATTCTTTCATCAATTAGAAATACCCGATCACCAAGTCCACTCTGAGCAATTGGGTATTTCTGTTTCGTTAAATCGTGTATATCAGCAGTTACGCTAATTTTTAAACTTTCATTCACAATCTTTTTTAAACCGCTTTCCATTGTTGCATTTAATTTTATACGACCGTCTTTTAAAGGTGGCGCGTGACGCACTCCGATTCCAGGAATACTTGCAAGTGGTGATGTATACTCACGAATCAATTTAGCCCCTTGCCATCCATCTTCTTCTGTAAAATCACCATAACCTTTAGCGTATGTCCAAAAACCCGATGCATCAACTTCTTGAACTATATTAGAAGCATTCAATCTATGGCGGTACATGACATTTAAGTCAACTCCGATTTGCGGTTCAATCGTTACAATTTTCCCTAGAATCCTGAACTCTGCTCCATAACGATTCAATGCATCTTTAAACATTTCAAGTCGGGTAGATCCACCGCCGAATCCTTCCCATTGTAACGAGTTGTAACTGCCGTTTAATTGATAAACATAGCCACTTCCATTAAAAATAGTTGCAAAGCAAGCATTCGCAGTAAAGGATTGATTATATTCTTCATACACACGGCCATTGTCGAAGTCATCATAAAATTTTGGTACCGCTTTAATCTCAGCAGTCAATGTTTGCCCTTCACCCTGCTTTTTCAGATAAACAACTTTGTATTCCGTTTCATTATCATCAACTAAAGTCCACATTTCTGAGAGTCTATTAAGAAATGTTAAATTCACTTTATTAGGAGGTATCTTTGCAGAAAACACACAATTCCCATTTAATTCTTCTTCAATTAAATAAGTTGTTTGTGTGATATACTCTATATTTTCTAAATCACGTACATACATATTAAATCACCTCACTTGTAGTAAAATCTAAAATCGAATTCTATTGTTGCTGAGGTGCAATTAAACACTTCTAAGCTATTCCATCCTGGTACAAGCTCAATGAAATCCTTCTTTGTATTCCTTAAAAAAGATAACCCGTTCCTGCCAATATTCGGTCCTGAATAAATAATAGTGTCTGTAATATATAAAGGGGAAGTTATCGTCGCTGTACTAAAATTGGTATAGTTCTTAAGCATAAATCCTGCTGTGCTACCAGCCACATCACTAATTGTTATTTTTAATTCTTGTTCAAAAGGATGAACTGGGATGTTACCAGGATTGAAAATTTGAAATCGTTGCCCTGCTACGGCTTTGTGTTTATATATCCTTGAAGCAGGATCACTGATAATTCCCATACTTGCTCCCCATAATCCACTCCCTGGATTAACTCCATCACGTTGAATATCTGATGATTTACCAATCGATTCAGCAAATGGCAAATCTGCTGTTTCAAATTCCAATTCACCAAATCCATATTTGAGTTGCTGATCTATATCGAATGTAGACGAGATATTTACTTTATATCGTTTACCACTAACAATCAGATTGTCTCCATTTTGATACTCCAATCGTCGTAATTCACGAATATAGAAAGGTTCTGTACTTAATATTATTTCAAATAGTTTATCTCGTGTTATCGCTACATCTAATAAATCCTGCGCTTTAAAATAAAAGAGTACGGTTATAGTCCGTACCCCATAAGTAGATCCTGTGTTAATTCTTCCGTTTGCTCCTTCTACATCTATATAGGTAGGACGCATTTCAATCGAGCCCACACGGAAGTCCTGCACCTGAACGTTTATGTCAGATAGTTTCATAGTTTGTCCATTCATTCTTGTGATTTGTACGTCCATTAAAAGTACCTCCTTACTGTGTTTTCGACTGCATTCCCTTCATTTACATGAGGTCGTACAATACGTCCTACTGTTTCACCTTCCATAACAACTTGTAGATTATCTAATTTGTCGCCTAAATTTTTAACTGCAGCTGCCACTAATCTATTATCATTCTGACTTGCGACATTAGCTGATTGGGAGTTAATCATTGCTTGTTGCCCGAAATCTGACGATGAATTAACACCAGCTACATACGACGGGGCATTGTAACTTCCTGAAATTGAAGGAATCACAGGAGCTACTACATTACCAGGAAGAATATCACCCATCTGAATTGAATCTGTCAAACTTGAAAATCCATCTTTAACAGCAGACGCCATATCTAATGCAGTACGTACTAGAGGGTTTATCATGCTGTCCATCCCTTGATCTAAACCTTGTCCTACGTATACACCTATATCTCTCATCACACGCGAAGGAGAGTGGATACGGAAAAATCCAGTAATAGTATCCTTTATGGAACGACCAATGTTAAACACCTGATCTATGAGTTTATTGGCATAACTGTAAATACCATTAATCATTCCGGAGATTATTTGCTGACCAATCGTGAAAAAATACCCTACAAATCGTTTGACTGTATTTACCGCTTGCCCTAACACCCAACCGATAGCTGAAACAATACTGTTCATTTTATTTTGTATTCCGCCGATAATAGCATCCCAAATTCCAGAAAAGAAATTTTTGAACATACCGCCCCAACTTTGTGCTAGACGGGTTATGGTTTCTAATTTTGAACCGAAGAATACATATAAATCTGCAAGGGCATCATTCCAAATTTTCTTTATATCTCCCCAAAATTTACCGAATAATCGACCTATGTCATCACCAAATTTACCAAGCCACTTCAGGACTCTCCCAGCACCCCATAATTGCAGGTAACCCCAAATCGCTTCTAGTGCTCCGAACCAAATTTCCTTAACCCCTTCCCAAACTCCAGCCCAATCGCCAGTAAAAAGGGAAGAAAAAACTTTCACGATTCCGAGTATAACTTTTAGAATTCCTTGTATAAAATCACGTATCGCTTCTAGCGTTCCAATCACAATCTCTTTAATAATTGGCCAAGCGAATTGGAAAACTGCGACTATAATTGGCATTACCGATTTTATTATTTCACTCGCTACGGACCAACAATCGGAAAAGGCCTGTTTTATCTGACTGCCGTTTTCTAGCCAAAACTGGGCTATTTGGGTTCCAATCGCAGTCATGAAGGACCAGATTTCGCTTAAAAATTCGCTTATTACTTGCTTAATAGACGATACAGTATTAACAACCGTTGTAATTGTTGCCTGATTCATCCCTAGCGATTTTAATAATGCTGTTCCGTTTTCTTCATCACCTGCGAACAACGCAAAAATACCTTGCATGAATACTGCAAAGCCTGAAAAAACTTGTTTAATTGTTTCAATTACCCCTCGAACTGTTTCACCAAATGATATGATCGCTCTAGTATTCTCTGGTGACATTCCTAGTGAAGTGAGCATACTAGCTGCACCATCACTATTTCCTTGTAAAACTTGCCAAAACGCTTTAAAAACGGTTATCACGTTATTAACTGCGTTCCTAAATGGCTCTATATTTTTATAAGCATAAGTAAACCCTAAAGCTAAACCTGTTATCGCAGCCGCTAGTGCCCATGCGACAGGACTCGCCATGGCTAACATCATTACTGCCGGTTTAATAATCATCCATAAAGCAGCAAATGCCGCTCTATACCCTTTTAATACTCCCATTCCTGCACCTAATGGCAGCAATAGGAGTGTTAAGGCTGGAACTAACATCATTGTCCCTTGGATGAATTTTGCTAAAGTAGGATGCGCTTCATTAAATGCGATGACCATTTTCGCCATTGTGTTAACAAAATTATAAATAGGTATCATTAAAGCAGCAAAAGCATCCCTCATTGGCTGTAACGCTTCAGTAAGTGACTCCATCATGTCTTTATATGCCTTTGCATATTTAGGGTTCATTTCCATATTGGCTTTATGCAATTTGCCATAAAACATAACTGCTCCAGCACCAACGACTAAAAATGCTTGTCCCATTCCCATAACAGATTGGTTAATAATACGAATTTGATCATTTAACTGCTTCATATTCGCATTAGGTCCAAGAAATTCTAATGCTAACTGAGCAGAACTACTTCTATTCGCCAATCGTTCCATTGCATTTGTTGCTGCTAAAGCCCCCCTAGAAACGTTGTATAATGGATTACCCATACGTTGTAAGTTACCTTGTAGTTTACTTGATGTGGTAGACATATTGTTCAACATACCGATGGTTTGCAAAATGCTAGCTTGTTTCATTCTGTCTAGCTTCATAATCTCATCATTCGCGGCTTTTTCTGCTTTACCAATCCTGTTAACTTGAGCAATTAAATCCTGGGCGCTACCAGAGTAAGTTGCCATGCTTATAGCAGCATCTAAATAAGCGAGTTTAGTTCGTTTTAGTTCTTCAATATGAGGCTTCATAGCTTCTCTTTGTTCATATTTCATTTGCCTTAATCGACGACTATATTCACTGTTAGCATTCCCCATATTTTCAATGCTACGTCTATATTCTCTAGAGCTTCTACTGGTTGATGTAACGAAATCGTTCATTTCACGACGCATCTGTTGAATCTCGCGACGCATTTGATCAGTTTCAGCCCTAAACTGAACAACTAATTCTTCTTGTGTGGCCAAATCTCTCCCTCCTTTCTAATTGAAGTTGAGAGTTTGTAAGAATTGCATATGTTCTTGCGCTTTTTGCATTTTTTCTTCTATCGTTAAATCTTGATTGTTTTCTCCATTCAACTTATTTCGGTCGAATAAATCAGATGGTTTTAATTTCTTTTTAGGGTCATGATGATAGGCTACACGCATCATAAGTGCAAACACGCTATTTGTTTGCAACTCATCAAGGTGTTGCTCATTCCGACCTATCATCATATTTTCGAATTCACGAGGGGTAAGCTCCATAACCTCGCTAGGTAATAATTTCAAATATCTAAACCCATCTTGTTGAACTTTATCTAAGTCCTCGCGAGTAAATTCTCTTATTCTTCGATCTTCCCGAACATTTCCTCTACCATTTCCATCATCTCTGGGTTCTCCGCTGCTTCTGGATTCTTGGCTAGATACTGCTTCTTCATTTGTTTTCTCAACTTTTTTGTTGTCTTTTGGTAGAAAGTGCTTTCTGCTACCACCTCATTTAAAAGTTCTTCAATGAATTCTTGAGAGATTTTCCCCTCTTCAAATTGTTTTTCGATGTTCTCCATGACTTTATCGCGTGTAAATCCTTCTTTTGTATGCATTAATCCAAAGTAGATAGCATCGACAAACAACTCTAAATCTCCTTGCATACAAGCCATTACAACTTCATTTGAACCGCCCTCATATTTTTTATTTAATTCATAGATGTTCCCAAAAGTAAGTTTTAATTCGTATTCCTTTTTATCGATTTCAAAACGCATTTATATCAATCTCCTTTTAATTGGATGTTATTTTCAAATTTAAAAAGGACGGTAAAACCCGCCCTTTACTGACCTGCACCTTTAGGTATTTCTGTGAGCGTTTCCGTTCTTACAGATCCAGATAATTTTACTTCCACTGAATAAGAAACAAATTCACCGTTAGATGAAGAACGTTCAAAAGAAGTAATCATATAGTTACCAGCTTCTGCTTCTTTCGTTCTCATATTAATTTCATAAATCTCCATATATTCACCATTTCTAATGGCAGCCTTAACAGCAGGATAATACGGATCTCCTTCTGCTAACGTACAAGAGAACGAACGAGTCTCTTTTCTTTTTCCATAATCGGAATATGATCTATCTTTTGACTCCGCTTCAATTTCATCAGCTTCAATATTATGAGAGTCTTCAGTTTGGTCAAATGGTCTAACTAATATTGTCTGATTAGTTTGATCCTTGATTTTAGCCGCGATAATAAACTCATCACCACGGTACATTTTGTTCTTAACTGTTCCAGGTGTTTCAGCCATATATTTCACACTCCTTAATTTACATAAGCTTGTTGGCATTCAAAAATCATCGTTAATTGTGCGGAACCAACTCCACTTGGAGCGGTTGTTACTCTTCGAAAATAAATCGTATCAATCGATTCACTACCATCTTCATTTCGCAGATGTACTGTGTAACCGTTACTTCTGATTTTGTTAGCAACCTTTTCTGCTGCTTGCATTGCCTTATCTGTCGTTGCATTAAAAAACCTTACTACCATTGTGTATAGTAAGGTGTAATGATCTTTTGAAGTTTTATCATCATTTATAGATAAAATCGGATAATATACCGATGGAATAACTAGTTCTTCTGGAACTTGATCATGATAAGCAAATGTATTAGCAGGTAAACTGGCGTATACAAAAGCTTTCATGGAACCATGTATTTGCTCATACATAATTATCTCGCTCCATTCTGTACCCATTGCTTAAATTGGCGATCAAATGAACGTTGAAACATGCGCTCGTAAATAGCAATTGCATTATCCCAATAAGGACGGCCTTCTATGAATTTAGTAGTTAGCATCATTCCGGTAGGCGCATGCGGATCATATTCGAAATTATGACCTTCCCATCTGCCTGGAACAAATCTTCTTACCTGCTGCCATCCATCATTTTGTAATTTTGCATAGCTTAAGTTGCTACCAATCTCTAATGTTAATCCACCATCAGAGAAACGCCACACGTTGCCATCCCCGCCCTTATCAAACGAGTTTAACAGTCTTCTTGTATCCACAACCGCTAATGAAATGATTTGATTTTGCACCTCTTCTAGAAATTGAAAACCACTAGCTTCAAGCCATAAAGCAATATTTCGATCTAATCCGCTTGCCATACGATTCAACCTTGCACTAAACTCACGGAATCCCCTAGTTGTTATTTGGCTGGCCATGGCTCACTCTTCCTCTCCGCAGTGGCTTTTATATGTGAAACCTCACCAGTAAGTGGATGTACTACTGGAAAGGGATTGCGTATATAGTAAACAACATTAGTATTCTTCTTGATTACCTTGTCATTATGTTTTATATCTGTACCAGGCATAAATAGCACTCGTATATGCTGTTCATTTAACTGGTTCGGCGCAGATTGTATTGCAGTAGGTCTAGCAACTACCACATTCTCTGCAAAGTAGCAGCTTTGTTCTGCTATATCAGGAATATCTTTGTAGGAATAAACCTCTTCTCCTGGTTGCCCATACTTCCCTGGCTTTGTTTCCTTCTGCAAATGGTAAATATCACATTCGTGAACAAACATACCTTGAAGAGACATTAAATCGCCCCCATTTTGAATGTGACTTTATTTTTCTCTTTATGATTCATGAATTTCTGCAGGAGATATAGAACTGAAGGTTTCGTTATACTGCCAGTATCCTTTGTATAAGAATAGTCACCGCCACCAATACTTTCAGACTTAATCCCCTTCATAGCATTTGTATCACTGTTGGTTGAAGCGTAATACTGGGCCAATTTCTTACACGCTAACTTCACTTCTGCTGGGACCTCAGGATATTTCGTCTTATTACTAAAATCTATTTTAGAGAGATTATAAATCTCTGTATCTGCCTCAAGTATGTCCTGCTCTAATAAAGGAACAGGACGTTTTTTCACTTCAGGCAGTACAGTGTAATCTATTAATTCTTGAGCAGTAATAAGTGCCATACTTATCACTCTTCTCCTTTAGATTTACTACTGTCTTTTCGAACTTCAAATTGTTCATTACCATTTAGATAATCATAGGTTTTCTTTGTAACCTTCTCTTCTTGGTCCAATAAAAAAAGACGTTCATGGACGTTATATGTTTTACCAACAATTAATTTAACGTAATAATTCAAAAGTCATCACTCCTTAACTTTGATAACTTTTGCAACTGCATCTTCCTCTTCAAACTTCACATCAACCTTCGCAGTTAAAACAATAATGAATTTACGAGCGCGAATATCCTTATCTACCTCAATTCGAATATTACGGCTCATACCTGTCACAATATTTTTAGGCGGCGTTAATAAAATATCAGATACAGTATTTTCTCCCTCATTATATGGTTGTAACATAGCAATTCCCTCTACTGGAACCCCATAAGCAGAAGCTAAACCACCTTGAAGTGAAACATCCCCTAAGTTAGTTTGTCGCAACGCTACTTGGTCTTTCCATTCAATTTCTAAACCATGCGATGTGTAAAACTTCCAGTCTTTAGGGTTACGTAGGTACTTAGCAGGAACAGCTTTATAGGCTTTCTTAAATACATCTTTAGTAAATGCACCTGCAGCACAATCTACAACATGCGAAGTTGCTTGTTTGCGAAGCCCATCTAATAAAGCTAAATATGAATCTGTAGACGCTATATCACCATTCAAAATTAGCTCTTCGATATCTAATGCAGCACGATCTGCTATCATCTGCATGATAGTATTTTGAAGATTACCGCCCTCAATATTGTTTTCCAAAGTATCATAAGTAATATGCACTTCTGCAATTACTTCTTTAGCATTTAACGTAATTGTGCTAGTTGATGGAGCAGAGCGATCAGAATCTTTTAAAGGTACACCTTCAACACCGGGGCGAAGAATACGGGAACCAAAGCCGATTTTTTCAATTTTAAGTGTGTCTGAAGCCATTTGAACAAAGCGCGAGTCCTTTAAAATAGTAGGAGAATTTTGCACCATACGTAAGAATGTATCAGCTTGTTCAGGATTCATTAAACCACCACTAGCTAATGTGGCAAGAGTAACGTCCGCTTTTTCAATAATTGTTTTGTTATTAAGTGTCATATATATTTTCCTCCTTCAGGCTTACAGTAAGCCATTCCATACAGATTTTTTAACTTCTGCTTTCTCGATAACATCAGTATCTTGCTGATTACTAATACCTTGAGATTTCTTTAATGCTTCGATCTCTTCGCGTAAAGGAGCGGTAGCAGCTTCAACAGCTTTTTCCACCTTAATATCTTCTTCTGTTTTTTCCTCGTCGAGATTAAGGTGTTTCTTAACAGTAGCTAACTCTTCTTTAATTGGACCAACAGCCTTTTCTACTGCTGAAGTTAATGTTTTTTCTAATTGTTCTTGGTTAAACTCCATATTGTTCCCCTCACTCCCTGCGTCTTCCGTTGAAGGTTTGACGCGTGTTTTTAGATTTGTTAATGATTCAATAGCAGCGTCGATATCCGCCACATTTGGAGCACTAACTTTCTTGCCTGCCTTTTCTACTTCTTCAGCAAAAGATACAACTGGTTTGTCCTCTTTCTCTCCACTAAAAAAGCCCTTCATCAATTGGAAGAAGGACTTAAATTGCTTCTCTTCAGTTTTCGTTACTTCTTCCTCAATTACTTCTGTTTCAGCGATTCCCGCTAAAGAATAACCTTTGTAGTCCCCTTTCTGGATTGCTTCCCATACCTCTTCGGTTGCTTTAGTGACAAGTATCCATGTACCTTTTGTAATAGTCTCACCATTCACTTCCATATCAGCAGGAGCGATATAGGATTCTACAACTTCACCAACACCCGCTTGGAAATCGTGGTCCTTATCGATTTGACGATATTTCAATATGAATTCATGAGCTGCTTTTTCGATAGTTGATTCGTCCGCGAAATCGTTATGACTGTCTAAAACGCCAGGTTCATAAACAATTCCATATACTAAACGTTTCTCTTCATTTTCCGACTTGATAACGCGTACTTCTTTTTCAAAGTTTGGTTTTTCATGAGATTTAGTTAAAAAGAACTCACGTTTATTTGCACCTGCATTTACATAAGAAACGTGTGAGACTTGTAGATTCTTCAATTTTCGCTTTGTCATCTGTTCTATTCACCTCCTTTCAAATATGAATCGGCATAGTTTTAGAAGTCTTCATTTTCTACTCAACTCCTTCAAAGTTTCTTCCCTAATCCTCTGCTTCTCTTCTTCAGATAGCCCTAATATATTGTTATCTACTACAGGCTGAAGAACACATTTGCAATTCACTCTTTCTTTCGCACTTAACGAACTATCACGAGGAAACATACATGTCTCACCAGATCCGGGCAGTTTAAACTCTTCCTCTACCGGAACCGTTGTGCCGTCATACGCAACATGATTATCGCGTGGCTGGTTATTCTTTGCACCGCTATGACGCCACTTCTTCCCTGTAACAGCGGGACTCTGCAAATATGACTCAAATTGACTTGCCGAACAACTCGCAAGCACTTCAGTGGCAGCAGTTCTTCTCGCTCTTTTACGATCAAATTCAGGGCGCTTTTCTAGTTCCCTAGCAATCTCGCGAATACCTTTTCCCTTTTCTAACCCTTCATTTAACACGTGTTCTACAGCCTTGTGGGAGTTAATCTGCATCATCTTACCCAAATCCTCAGACCAACTGCCAATCCACTTTGTAGTGCGTTTTGAGAAGATATTAAATTGAATATCCGGGTCAATCGCATCCATAAAAGCTTTTGTCATGTCCTTCATCGTATAATCAAGAAACTTCCTTGCTGTTTTGCTCAGGCTTTTAGCAAAGGTATCAGCCCCAAATAGGCTACCAGTGACAAAGTCGATAATGTCCTTTATCTTGATACCCTTCTCCACAGCATCTTTTTTCGTATAGTTCTTAATTCCATCGACAAAGTACTTCTTCTGTTTCCGAAGCAGTTTAGCAATTTCTTTTTCAAATTCCTCAACGTATCCTGGTAACATGTTCAATACTTCTAAATCAGCAGGCAATGAAGCTGTGAAGTCATCCGTATTAGCCTTTGCAATCCATTCATTAAGAGAAACTAATAGCTTATCAATCTTCTGCATCTTGCATCGACTCCAATAAGTCACGTACATCTTTCATTACATTGACTAGTTCCTCATCTGAATTGCTATCAGCTGACTTCTGTAGAGTTTCTCCTAATCCTTTTTGCCAACCACTTACTTTACGATGTCTTTCTAAAACTAAAGCAACTGGTTGATCTGCTTCAGAAATATCATAATCAGAGAACTCTTTGTTTAGCATATTACCAGCGATATTACGTATATCTCGGAATGTTAAACCGCCCTTATCAGCCAGTACCTCAACGGTTTTAACCATATCTTCCGTGTTACTAATTTCTGACTTACGTAGGTTCACATATATGTGTTTTAATCCATATGGAAGCAGAAGAACGTTATTAATGATGAACTCTAAGCTGTTACGCTCAGGTTCAAACACCTGCTCTTCTGTAATCTCACGCACAGATTCAGCAGTTGCTCTGTTAAAGTCTCTAATATAACCAACATATACATCTGGCAAACGGAATGCTGATTGTACCTTTTGGCGTGATTTCTCATCGTATTCAAGGAATAAGGCATCATTTTGCAATACATCCGCCAGTGATTTCAACTCTATATCAATGTTTGGCTGTGTATCACCAACTACACCTTCATCTGCATTTTCAACTTGCAATAAGAGATATTTATGTTGATTATCTTCACCTTCGACATTTGAAACATAATCGGTAAGAGCAGCTTCGCTTTCTTCTGATAAAATGCCATTCTTCAGCAATATAGCCATTGGAATATGTCTACCTTGTTTGAAATAGCGAAGGTTTAATTCTTCTGCCTTTCTAGCCCCTACCATGTGTACAACATGCGATACCCAACGCGGAATGCCATATGGTCCATTACCAATCTTCAAATGAATGACTTCGGTAGCGTTTTTCTCTCCTAACGAAACATCGGAAAACTCACCAGTCTCTTTATTTAAGAAACGCGGATCGCCAAACTCTTTGAAATAAGTATCTACGGATCCTACTCGTTGTACATAGCGACGGAACCTTTTCTTTCTTTTGACTTCTTTTCCGTTAATTAAGTATGTAACTTCTTGGGGGTTATCATCTTTACGAGTCACTCGCATGTACTGCGGTAACATATTTATTAATTCGGCAGGCTTTCCTTCTAAATTACGAATCACTTCAATATAACCATTGCCAGTCGTCTCTTTATCATCAATGCCCGTTTCAAGAATCTCCTTGAATGGCTTTTCGAAGCTAAATAACGGAATAATTTCAGTATCAACTAACGTCCACTCCGCCCTCATTTCAGGAGTTTCTTTGTTATCATCTTGCTTATACTTCATTTCATGACCAAACCCAGCTATATTACGCTTGTACGCATCAATACATTGCCCAAGAATCGTACTATTTTCTCTAATCTGCTGTAGGTCTTCTATTCTATAAGGTGGTTCAATGATTTCATTTACAGCATACTTCTCATTTTCACTCTCTTGCTGGCGGGATAGTACCTGAGCACTTGTTCCCGCCGCCTTAATTACTTTGGCACTAACTTTCCTTTTATTCATCATTAAGCTGCTTCACCTCTTTTCTTTTTCTTCTTTTTACGCAGTCCGTAAATAATTGTATTAACAAAGTATCTTGTTTCGTCCATATGATGATCATTCTCTTTCAGTGGCTTATCTTCACCACGTTCTACAGATTTCTCGTCCCATATATAAGAAGCGAACTCTTTAAATGTTTCATTGCAGCAGTCGTTAAAATAAATAATGCCCGTGTTAAGTGCAACACCGACATTACCAATACCCTCTTTAACATTATTTCGGGCCTTATATACTTTTCGTTTGTTCCTAACTAGCAAAGCTATAAATGAAGCAGCGGACGGGTCAACTACTGTACCACGGATTGGCAAATCCCCTACAAATCCCTCAAAGTCTTCGTAGTATTCCTGATCTGTTTTCTGCTTTTCTGTTTCTCTACCGCTATAACGGTACTCTTTCACCTTGTACCATACTTCTTCACCTTTTTCGATGCACTTACCCCACAATCCATATACCATGGCGTTCTGCGTACCATAGTCACAAGAGACAAAGTATTCAACATACTCCCTTTGAATCGTAGGAACTTTATGCTTATTTTCATCAAACATATCGAATATAAGTCCAGAAGCAGCTGCCCATTCACCTTTGATATATCTACGATAGAATACGCCACTATACATGCGATGATATCTTCTTTTCGTCTTCTCATCTAATGACAAATTATCATCCATGGAGAATTTAAGGTGAAGTAGATTCTTTTCTTTCTTTTGATCCAACCACTTCTCTTTAAACCAGTGATACGGGCCTGCCGGATTACAGTTGAACCACATTTTTGAACCAGTTACAGACAAACGGCCTGTTGCTTGGTTAACAAAACTTTGTACCATAAGTGCCACTTCATCAAAAAACATACCAGCGGCAGTGATTCCTTGGATCAAATCCTGAGAACTTTCATCTTTACCACCAAAAATATAAAAGAAGTTTGTTACGCCATCTTTAGTAATGGTAAGCATATTCTCACTTCTATGATCTTTAACCCTATACCCGCGAGACTTCAGCATCTTTTTAAGTGGCGTTATAACGTTACGACGGTGCGAACCAATCGTTTTACCACACATACCAAAGTTCTCGCCTTCAAATGATTCCATCGCCCACATTACATAAGAAAGAGCCATCGAAACTGTCTTTCCAGCACGAATGGAACCATCGCAAATAATCCCATCATAGCCTTTAACAGGACTGCTAGGCTTCCACCAGGTTAATACCTTTAGCTGCTTTTTGGAGAATGGCTTAAACTTGAATGGAGCAGGTTTCTTGTTACGCTTCGGAATCGTCGTCATGGTCATCCCACACTTCCTCTACCTTGCCTTCTAGCGCCTCTTTGAAACCATCATCTTCGTATTCTTCACCATCTTCGCCTTTAATACGAGCGGTATCGGCTTTTGTTTTCTCTATGTCAGCTTTCAGTTTATCTAACTCTAATCTTCTCTTATCATCAACACTCGCTAGCCTATCGAATCTTTCTATTAGCTGCGATAATGTAGTCATTGCCCGCGATTGTGCATTTAAGAAGGTAGCATGTTTATCCCAAGCAAATTGAATTTCCCATTCTTCTTCGAATCCACTTTCAGTAACTTTATTCTTTCGTAATTCTTTCGTTGTATCTTCTTGATATTTAACAAACATCAATCTTTGCGCTCTAATAATAGCCGTATACTGAATCGTTATGTTTTCCCATAACATATCAATCGGATTCTTCTCCATGATCTCAGCAGCTAAGTCAGCCACATCTTCTGGAAAGTGTTTTCGAAAGAAACCATGCGTCATAGCGTTATGGTTCCCCTTTGGCGGACCATGCCCTACTGCATTCTTATTACCCCATTTAGGGTTCTTGTTTCCCGAATTACCAACTGCATTCTTATTACCAATGGGTGCACCTGTTTTCTTTTGTGTGCGCACTTTTTCATCTTTTGTATGCACACTTTTTCTATCCCATTTATATCTGGTCTTCCATGACTTTACGGTATTTACACTGACCTCATATTTCTCAGCCAGTTCCTTATACTTCATACCTTGCATATAATCTTCTTGAGCTAACTCGTGTTTTTGTTTCACTTCATATCACCCACCACCTTCTATATTAAGGAAGAAACTCGTTATAACTCCTCCTCATGGTAATCCCTAATTTAGTCTTGAAATTTTCTAAAACTCGTATTATTATATCTTTGTGTTTTTCTCAGTTCCCAAGCCGAGAATACATCATCACTTCTGAAAAGGACCCGGACTCTATCGGGTTCTTTTTAGTTACTCGAATTCATTTTTGAATCATTGTATTATATTTTCGGGTCTTACTTCATAAATCATTATCAGGAGAATCTGCATGTTGCAGGTTCTTTTTTTATTCCTCTTCTTGTAAATCTATTTATCTAAATGTAAAATTATAAATAAGTTCTAACATTTTGAATCGAGGTGAAAATCATGAGAAGTTTTAGTGCATTATTGATCTCTACTATCTGTTCAACAATCCTTTTAGTTTGGAACTCCCTTTCTTTCTATAATGGATTCACAAAAGGGCATACATACTACTGGGTTAACGGTATCATAGCCTTGGTTTTCCTTCTATTCTTTATCTTAAACATGCGAGATATTATTAAGAAAAACTACAGAACATCATAAGAATAGGAGTTGATACATATGTGGAAAAAAATCAACAATTACAAATATCATTTAAAAGATTTGAAATTTATGACTTGGCTATTTCCCATCATCGGGCTAATATATGCTTGTGACTTCTTCTCTGGACTAATGTCCAATCAAGAATTTCATTGGACTAAATTAGTATTTATAGCAATTATGCTTATAGCATTTTTAGATGTAAAAAGGAAAATTAGAAACAATGATTATAGAACAGATTGAATTAATTTTCGAATCTTACTTATATAAATCATTATCAGGAGAATCTGCATGTTTGCAGGTTCTTTTTTGTAAAATTAAAAACATCCATTATATGAACGCTTCATGTTATTATGGTAAAGCTGTATTAATCTAGGTTGATATGTAGGTGAAACGAATGGAAAATAAACAACCTGAACAAAAGTACGATCTAAGCAAGATATACACATACGAAGAACATCCTGATAAAATCAGTGGTCGCTGTGATAATTGTGGTAATTCCGCATTCAAAAGTTCCATTAAAAATTTCATCTTCTTGAGAGAATGCCGTCATTGTGGCATGAAGAAAATCATCTAGCCCAGTTAGGGCTTTTTATTTTATAAAGAAAAAGCAGCTGTTAGGCTACTTTGAGTTCGTTTTATCACCAAATAAAATGGTATATATATTCTCCCGCTATACTTTCATCAATTCCTGCAACCCTAGCAAATCTCATGATGTCCGCCCCCTGAACGAAATACATCGTTAGCATAACTGGAACCCTTGACCACATAAAACGATAAAGCTCATCTACTCTTTGCTTAGTCGTAACAATTAGGTCATTCGCAGGGCCATTAATCCAGACAGAAGTTCTAACCGAAGTAAACGGAAGGTCTTTCCCATTAACCACTATTCTCGCCATAGCATATGTTATATCCACATCGATCCCCTCATCCCAAGAATCAAATCTGTTTCCCATATTTACATAAGTATTCAACGCTATAAGAAATGTTTAAAATGCTTCTGTATAAAATAAAAAAGCAGCGGATTCGCTACTTTAATTCTTTAGCTTTAGCATAAATAGTAGAGCGTGGGACACCAGTCATTTTAAAAATATCATTCACACTTAAACCATTTTCTTTTCTATTAAAAAATAAGTTCATGGCTTGTTTCACTTGTTTTTCATCCTGCCCTTTACGTCCCATATGTTTGCCCATCGCTTTAGCTCTTTCTCTGCCTTCAGCTGTTCTTTCATTAATTAAATCTCTTTCAAACTCAGCGATAGCTCCTAGCATAGTAAACATTAATTTACCTGCAGGTGTAGAGAAATCAATCTGTTCTTTAAGAAATACCACCGCTATTCCTTGATCAGCTAATTGATTTACAATCTTATGCAAATCAAATATTGATCTAGCTAAACGGTCTATTTTACAAACAATAAATTTATCTCCTTCTCTCATATATTCTAATGCCTTTTGCAATTCTTCTCGATCACTATTAGCCCCACTGTACTTTTCAGAATATATTTTGTCACATCCATATTCTGTTAACCTTTCAATTTGCGCATCTAAGTTTTGATCTTTTGTACTTACCCTTGCATAACCAACGATGGCCATCCAAATCACCTCAAAATAGTCTAAAAGTCTTAAGAATTATATACTTTTATTTTAGACTATCTTTTAGACATTAACAACTATATGTTTACAAAGTTTTTACCCTATAAATTTTAATTGTACAAAAGGGTCAACTTTTAGACACACGAATAAGGAGTATGACATTAAATGCGGATATTAAAAAATATAAATGTATACAATTCCTTTCCGCTGTATCCTTACAAATTTCAGGAACACAATATAATGACTATATATAAAAAAACAACCAAAATATTCAGAATAGAAAGAGGAACGTATATGAAACCAAAACTGAAATTCAAATCAACAAGAGGAACACAATTTAAATTTAATTTAGATAACAGACACCAACAACCACATTTATTAGAAAATATTTATTTGACAATAAAAATACTATATATACTTATCAAACTAGTACAAGCGTTACTTAATTAACGCTTGTACTATCAATAATTGTGTTCGTTTGTTTTTTTAATCCTTATCTTTCCTTAATAACAAACAAGACACCACCAGATCACGGCAGCGCCTACGATAATTGCTATTGGTTTTATCATGCGTAATTCTATCCAATTCATGGTTACTATTCTAAATAGATCAACGATGTATTATAATCCTTTATATACCCAAGGAGGTTTATCATGCTCGGCTTTCATAAAAAAATACCCATCTTAGGATTCTTTTTGTTTTTATACGGTTTCATCGGTATCATCTTTTTATTACTATTCCTTAATGTATAGGAACAAAACGTATAAATATATGTTTAATATGTAATTTTTATATAACAAAGAAAAAAGCATCCATATTGGATGCTTAATGTATACTAATATTAATATTGAATAGCTTCATTGATAGACTTTCTAGAACAATAAATATACTAGCTGAAACTGATCTATATCCGATATTCTTTCCTGTAACATTAATAGTAATCTCCGCTAAATGGGTTGACACATCACCTTTTTCAAAAATTTTATCTTCAACCTTTTCAACTATTGCTACATTATCCACTTCTTTAAAAGTTTTTAGCAATTTTGTTTCTAATAAAGTAAAATCAAAATTTTCATCTTTAACCACAGCAAATTTAATCTTCATTTTTATTTCCCCATTTTTAACTAGTTAATATAATAACATCAATATAATTATATATACTCGTATTAAATAATACAAAAAATATATTTGGTCAATTTGCCCCTAGTTAACCAATCTAATAGAGGAAAATAAAAACAAAAGGATGAAGTTCCTCTTCCAAGGTGAAGATCACTCTCAACCTTCTCCAAGCCACAGCATCAACTAGTATAGCTACACGACCTGTTTTCCGTAACTGGGAGAAGAGCAAGAATTCATCTTCTCAATTTTATAGTCCTCTTCTCGTTTATACTCCGTAGAGCTAGCTCAATACTTCGGCTACTTAATGTCATTTTCGCCTTCGCTGACCAATATCGAATTATAAAGGATTTATATCCAAGACGTATGTGTTTCTTCCGACGCCTTGTTTGAACCAATACACTAGAGGGACGGAAGGGGAATGTTTCCGTTGTATTGGCTCAAACAAAGAGTGGAACTCTTTGCTCCCGTTTTGGTCATTAATAAGAATCGTGAGTAATGACTAATGTACGAGGTCACGTATACTTTTTAGCTTTTTAGAATGCAAGCGTCACTCAATCATGAGCAACCACCCCCATTCCATTTTCAAGAACCGACATACTAGAGAAAAATAGACTTATATTTATTATCAACCCAGAGGACGCATCTGAGCTGAATACTAAATATAATAGAAACAGCATGACGAATGCGAGTCATCTCACACCCGCCACACTGGAATATGTCATTGTTATACATTCATTGGTCTCTCCGTCTTAATGCGGGTTCTTACCGCCTTGCCCGCCCTACTATGCAGTATACGTTACCGTGACATTCTCCCATCAGAACGTTTCACTAATAGGTGTACTAATCCTCTTCGATATGTTGTTGTCAAAGGGCTTGTACCTATACTTTACCGTCGATTTCATTTGCATAATTCCCCTTATTTTATCGGTTTTTTGTCGATGTTTTTCATTCCATAAAAAAAGCACCCCATTTTTCATGAGATGCATCTTTCTTAAAAAGAATCTTGCTATTAAGTAAAACAAAAAGATAACATTTCCTTAACGATTATATCTTTGATTGAACTAGCTCATAAAATGAATTCACTTTTGATGGGGTAGAAAAATTATCAAATACAATAAAATCATCACCGGAATCCATTGTTATTTTTTTGATAAAAGGGATACTAGACATCTCTAAAACTATATCATTTGTATGACTGAAGTTATTCACCTCAGTGTATGCATATTCCCATTTAAGGCCTTTTCCAAACATATAGTCAGCACAAAACAATAACCTTTTATTTGTAGCAGCTAAAATTCCAGATCTACTACTATAACCAAGATTTATCGCACAATAAAGTGTAGAAATTACTTCTTCATTACTCTGTAAGTATCTTGTTACCGTTTCTAAGTTCGCCTTCACTAGTAATCCTCCATATTTTTAGTATTAAATTATTAACACTTTACATCTATTTTATTATATATTACATTTTAATACTAATAAGAAAGCATTCCAACAAAACCCCTTATATTCAAATCATCCCCAATGAAGTAGCAATCATTCGAATTGCATTTTTCTTCCTATTATAGAAGTGATCCTTCTTCATTGATAACTCATTATAGATAAAACTGTCCTTTAACTTCTCTCCATTCAAATACTTCATTTTAATAATCTCAGCCTCGTCATAATCCAATACGTATTTTAGTGCTTTCTCAATTTGCTTAAACTTAATATTACTCACATGTCTTGTATCCCTTATCTCTGGAAACAGACTGATTCCCTCTTGCTGTAGCTCCACTTCATTCTCAAAACGTGCTTTTAAAGCGCGGTATTCTTTTAGAATGCTGACAACTTCCTTTTGTATCTTCTTCTCCATTTCTTTGTCCATTACTGGTAAGAATGCTAATTGTTCCATGAAGGAATCCCCCTATTTCTGAATTTGTCTTTTTACATTCACATCAGGTACGTGAAATTTTACTATCTTTTTGTTGAATAAGGGAAACATGCTTAGTAAAGTAGCCCCCACCATCCACTCTGCATGGTTCCGTTATCCATTAAGCCTTTAATAATTTACGCTTCTTATTGGTCATCTTCTCTTTTGCTGCTTCTATGTTATTTACTACTTTCTTATGGTCCTGATCAAATTGAATCATTCTATCAAACATAACTGGTGCTACTGCTTCATCAATGTATTGTAAGTAATCAACCGGCGCTCGTTCCGTCTGTTCTACTAAATACCCATAAATATCAAAATCTGCTCTTGGAATCGACTTCTTACCTTTTGGCTGTTGCGACATTCTTACGTAAGATTGAATGACTGACAGCGGTACAACAAATACTGACTTATCTTTGCTAAACTCTATAAGGAAGAAACAAATCGCTCCCATCTTCTCCGCTTTCTCCAGGTAATCCAACTGATGCTGCGCAATGTTCTTTAAATCAAATCTTGTAGCATTCTCTGTAGATTTCGCTTCAAATGCTATAGCTCGTCCCTTATACACGCCGTCATAGTCTACGGTGCTTTTAGCTTCATAGAATCCATTTAGTACACGGCCACCTCTACTTTTTAACACCTTCACAGGAGTCGGACGCTTGTTTATAAGCGCCACTCCACCTCTTTGATACATTTCGTTCACTAGATTAATAAGCATTTCAAATGCCATGCCACGATTTCCTATTCCCATTGTTATTCCTCGCTTTCTATTAAAAGGATTATTTCATTAAGTTTCTATAAAATGGTAATTAATATATAATTAAACTATTCAAATCTTAGGTGGTGATGCAAATGACTGAAACAATTCGAATTGCTCTTTTTACTCTTGTAGGAATAAGTGCCATATTTTCTGTAATTAAAGAATTTCAAAAACCAGAAAAAAGAAAGTTTTGGATTACATTCGAAGCTTTAATTCTGCTCGGAGCAGCCTGGATGTTAATAGGACTTCTCATGTAATCTACATAATTAGTACACCCCCATTGAATAAAACTCAATATTCCGTCAATAATATAGATGACATTAGATTTTTCTCCTTGTTCCCCCTTGGAGATGAGCAGTTAGTTTTGGCTAACTGCTCCTTTATTTATAACAATGATAAAATTATTTAAAATGATTCTTCTTTATTTCTCAATATAAGGAGCCTTGGATTTTCATTAACACTCCTGTAGTATATAAATAAAGAGTAAGGTAAGAGTTACTCTTTGCCATTTTAGAAGAGGTTCTGTTGGAGACAACAGGACCTTTTTTCATATAGAAATTGTTTAGTTTTTCACCATTAACCATAAAAATATATCATAATCGTTATATATAGAATTAATTCAAAGAATTAGGAGTAGATCAAATGCCAGTTACACTAGAACTTATTCTTTTCATTCTTCTAGCAATTTGTGCTGTTGGCTATTTAGTAAAAGAATTTCAAAAAACTAGGAAAAGAACACTTGGAATTTTTCTAGAATTCTTGATTCTTTTCTGGTCAATATGGAGAGTATCGACTATCATAATCTAATTTGTAAAACATAAATTCCTTCTAATAAAACCCAGTATTATGTCCATAATGTTGATAGGCTGTATGCCAAAATCCATTTAGTTTTCTCTGTATCTCCTTGTATTGAGCAGTTAGCTTTTGCTAGCTGTTCTTTTATTTGTGACCTTTATAGACAAGTTTTCATATAATGTAGTCATTCCTTTCTTATAAATTAAGCTCGTCACTTAGGCTATAAAAATAGGAGTATTTCCTATAACCTTTTCAGAAACCATTCATATTTTATTTCTGAAAAAGTTGCTCTGTTTTTTAAAAAGGTGGTTGCGGAAACAACTGCCTTTTTATTTATGATAAGGAGAAATTTTTACCATAAAGATAATTATTAAATATTTTACGCCCATACATTATAATGGAAGAGTTATTGTATATTGGCATTAAGAGGAGCGACCTAATTAAGGGCTTCTCTTTTTTATAAACTAGCATTGTTACTGTAATCTACCTTTATATATCTTCTTGATCTGCACTTCAGTGAATCCCTCGTACACTGCAAATACTTCAGGGAACTGACTTAAACACATATCAATAATCGTGTCGTCTGTCGTTCTAATGTAAAAGTACTTAACTTCTCCCATATAATCATTGTGTAAGTAATAACTCTTAATCTCGTGATGGTAGTTATTAGCTTCCAATACTTCATACAGCTTAATTTTCGTTTCATCCATATCAAACATAGATAACTGTCCCATCCCCTTAACAACCCCTTACGTATTAAATGACATTTTATTTTTTATCCTTGTACTCGATCTCCATAAATTCAGCTAAATCAATTTCTTTCATTATCAATTCTTCTAAAAATTAAAATGCTTCTTGTTCTCCTTCATTTTCTCTTACATTTTGAAATTGTAATTTTTGTACTTCATCCAATTCAAATTTTACTTTTGCTTCTATAACCATCATTCATCCCCCCTCAGCTATGCAAATAGCGTTTTTGTATAAGATAATAGCTCTAGATCCATTGGACACATTTACCAATATATTCACCACTAAATCCATGTTAAAATCTCCTGTGAGTACGACATAGCTCAATCTTATGAAGCCCTGTAACATTTTCTGCGGGGCTTCTTTTTTTACAAGCCGTTAGTGAACTCTGCTGACTACCTTGATTTACAAAATTACTTTTTTTCACTTTTTTGATACATTTATGAAACATTCATATGTTATCTTCAATACGTTCTATTCTTTTTATATTACCGTGTGAGATATACTCAGACTTGAAACCCTAGACCCCCTAACCCTAGGGCAAATTTATTTAATTACTAGTTTTCATTAACCCGAGAACTTAGTAATTACATCCACAGGCTCAACTCTCTCCCTTTTGAGAATTGAGCCTTTTTTTACCTATAAGATTATCCCCACACTCCCTGCTTACTTTTACAAAATATAAATTTGGCCTCTATCAAAAATCTCAATATCATGTAAAACTTACGTAAAGATTGCTATGATTCAACCTATCCGCCTGATAAACGCTATATAATGAAATTGCAAACACTAGGTTTGCACCTTTCTGTACGACATAACTCTTTGCTAGGAGCAAATCCTAGCCTTTTTTATTTAATCCCCGTTGATCCGAATCCCCTATTTGCCCTTTTTGATTCTGATAGCCCGTCCCCCTCAACAAAATGAGCTTATTCCACTGGTGCTATGACGCCTTGAGCGATACGAGTACCTCTTTCAATTACATGAGCTTGCATACTTGCCTCTTTAGGAACTTCAATGTTATCAACTAGAACACCAATCTCTCCTCTAAAACCACTATCTAAAGTTCCAAGCACCACTCGTAACTTTGTATCACGCGTCATACCGCTACGCGAGCGCACTTGTAATTCGTATCCTGGCGGGATTTCGAACGCCAATCCCGTTGGTACAACCTTTGTTTCTCCAGGCCATATAATTGTGTCCGCTGCCGCTACAAGATCAAAACCCGAATCCCCTGGTTTCGCATACTTCGGCAATTCCACATCTTTCAATCGTTTAATTTTCACTCTTAACTTCATTTTCCCCGCTCCTTATAAATAACTTTTCAATTCTTCTTTCCGGTTCTTCAACTCTTCCAAAGAACGCTTTGTCTTACGTTTTTCGCTATCCAATCCAACCAAGTGATATTCCAACTTATGAATCTCACTTTCTACTACATCAAGTTCACTTTGCACCTGCACCACGGTTTCTTTTTTCATTACTTACCTCCCGCTCTGCTTCTTGCTTTCTGTAAAAATCCTTAATTGCTTGTTCCCAATACGTGTAATTGCAACTTGTTACGGCCATTACTCTTCAACTCCTTTCAATAGCTTTCTTAGTTCCTCACATGACCCTTCATATAAATCACGGCCATCAGGTAATTTAAATACATGCCTATCAATCAAGCGTTCTATTAGCCTGTCTTGCTCGTTCATATTTACTCCTAACTGATTTGTTTCTTCTCATACTTACGTGGCGGCTTTGTCGCTGCTTCGTATGGATCCATCTTCCTTTTAACTCTCTGGTAAAAGGTCTTATTACTAATCCCATTCGATTCAGCTAAAGGAATGTACTTTTCGAATCCTTTTGGCGTGGTAGCTGCTTCGTATGGCGTCATGCCGTTACGTTTTCTTCTATAAAAGGTAGATTCACTAACCCCATTTTTCTCAGCTAATTTCAGTAATTTTTTATTCTTTTCATTTCCTTCCCAGCTCGTACCGACTGATGTCGTTATAGCGCGTTCTAAACTCCAATCCAGCTCTTTCATTCGTTGGTCTACATACTTCTTATTAACACCAATTTCAGCAGCCTTTGCATAATCTTTTAATGTTGGCTTCTCCATTTGCTCCCTCCTAATCCAGTGACATAATTTCGTCTCGTGTACGATTAGAAATAATTACCCTAATCTTCTGAACACCTTTACCATGTTCTTTCACCGTCATGCTCCATGCTTCGTTTTCTGTTTCAACATCGAACCAGTCTATTTTTTGTCGCTCGTCCTGGTCATAAAAGTGAACTTCATACGTTATGACGTTATGCTGTAAGAACCTATCAGCCGTACTTGTTGCCGTATAATCAAAACTGCCGACTACATCCTCCAGCGTTAGTTGTTTCATGCCCCTAACCCCATTGGACGAGATTTGATTTTATTCTTATCGGCCTGATCCATAATCAATGCTGCAATTTCTAATTGGTGTCTTCCTAACTCTTTTGCGATTTCATGGATTCCTTTGTCTTCCTTCCACATTTCTTGTAATCGAATTACTTCGCTTTCATCAAATACCAGGTCCAACTCTTCTAGAGCGATATATAAGTTACGACGCGATTTCTTCATGTACTTTCCCCGCTGCAATGCCATTGTGTAATTTTCCTTTTCCAAATCCGTTCCAAGTCTTGGCATCCCATTTCCCCTCCAGCTGTAATTGATGAATTTCTCTTAGTTCCGCCATAACGGCATGTCGCCTTCTATCCACCTCTTCTGGACTGAGATTCCCTGCTTCGCAAATACATGGTGCGAATTGATACATACCCATTCCAATGTCGTTCTGAATTACTCCCGTTCCGTTACATGCACACATCTTAACTCCCCCTTAGAATGGTAGTGCTTTCCTTCTGTAATCCTTTGTATCTTTGAAAACTAACGCCCTGAATTTATTGAAGATACGTGATACAATCCGCTCATCATATGCACCCTCTAAACGCTCTCCTGTAAGGTTCGTTGTGAAGATAGTAGATTTACCTTGCCTTCCATCGAAAACATCGAATAACACCCTATTAATGAAGTTTGTTGCTTTTGTATTGGCATCTAATGCACCTAACTCTGCTCCTAAATCATCGACTATTAATACTTCTGCTCTTACCAAACTTCGAATGATTGCATCTTCAGTTAATGTTGAATCTTTATTGAACGTGCTTTTAATCTTTCGTAGCAATTCGCCCACTGTTACAAAGACAACTGACTTTCCTGCTCCTGCGAGTTGATCCGCTATAGCGTAAGCAAGATGTGTTTTTCCTGCTCCGCAGTTCCCGGCCATAATCGTGTTAAACACTTTGCCGCTGAGATAATCCGTTGCGATGACTTTTGCAAGTTCAAGGTTCTTCGTTCCTTCATCGCTAGTAGGTTGGTAGTTATCAAAGTTCGCTTTCTTAATATTGCTATCAGCGATCATACTTTGTTGGTGGAACATGAATTTCTTCTCATTCGCTTTATCTGCATCGTATTTCGCTTGTTCTTGCTGCTGAAGCTTTTTACTTTCGTTTTCAAGGAAGCATCGAGGGCAAACAACTTGTCCACCGAACTTCATCTTATTCATGCCATGTGTATCACACACATCAGAATCCATAGTCATATTCACCTTTTTGGCTATATCTGTTGGTATTGCTGCCACTGCTCTCTGCATTGTTCTTCGCTCCCTTTTTAGAATTCATTTGAATAGTTAGTTGGTCAAACTTCTCACGTAGCTTTTTAGGAGATAAAATGTTACCTTGCCAGAATGGATCAGCTTGGCACCAATCAATAACATCCTTAATCTCCTGCAACTCACGGTTATCCTTTTCCCGCATCAATCTAAAGTCGTTAGCCCAAGAATCAAAGTTAGGTTCTTTTTGTTTATGGTTATTACCCTTAATTTTTTCAAATAGATACTTAGCCCCGTTGGTGTCGCAAGTTTCAAACTTGTGACGGGAGGGTTTTTCTTTCTTCTTTTTATCTTTTTCTTTATCTATATCTAATTCTTTATCTTCTTCTATATCTGTTGCGTGACTACCGTGACGTGTCCCGTGACCTGTCACGTGACGTAAAAACTTTCCTTCCTGATAGTCAACTAAATTCATGATTTTCTTGTTACTTAAAACCGATTTCAGATCCAACACTGGCGTTCCTAGCAGTAAACACTCATTAAGGAAAACCTCTATAGGACGGTTTGTTTTTGTTTCATTACATTGTTTGCAACACGATACACAATTTTCTTGAGTATCCAACCCACCATGTGATTTAGGGATTAGATGATCTAATGTGTTAGCTTGGTCTCCGCAGTAAGCACATGTACCCATGTCATTCCCTAATAGATATTGCTTTTCTTTTTCTCTCTGTTTTTGCTTACGCAATCGGTTTTGTTCACGTATTTTCTCTAATCCATCAACATTTTGATGCTTTTCCCAATTAGAGATACAAATGTACTGATCATCCGTGATGTCTATCATTCCGAACTGTTTAAACGTTTGTAGAGCAAGTCTTACTGTTGCTATTGGTCTATTAAAAAGTGTTGAGAGCATTTCTTCTGTGAAAGGAATGTTTTCGCTCAAGAAAATGTAACCATTAGCATTTGTTCTACCTGCTTGAGACAACAATTTAATCCAAATAATTAGTAGTGTGTCTGCCTCTGGTAAGCTTTCAATCAACCTAATCTTTTCATCTTCAAACATACTAGTAGAGAGTTTTATCCATTTAACATCTGCCATTTAGTCCACCTTCTTCATCCAGCATTCGTAACTTACATAATCATCCATGCCTGTAAACCTTATTTTGTCTTTCCCTTTAAATTTGCCATCGTGATAGAATGTTCTCTCAACTCTATATACCTTTTTAATAGGAGTGATATAGTCATAGCCCCGTTTTTCTAAATCACGAACTGCCTTCAACATTTCTGTCATTGTTCCGCGTCTTACTGGTATCTTAAACATCACACACTCTGCCTTTCGCATACCGCTATGTCGCCCTGAATTTTAGTTATTTTATATCCTGGATAGCGATTGGGAGTAATGTATTCAATTGCCTTCTCTTTCGCTTCTTGTTCGTTTTTTGCGCCCTTCCTCACCCACGCCGGAAGGACGACTTTCGATTGATTTTTATCTAACATAGGTTTTTCACTCCTTAGTTTGTTTGCTCTACCTCTTCAACCTTTTCTTTAGCCTCAGCGATTTCTTTTTCAGCTTGCTTGACCCATTTCGTTGATTTTTTAAGTACCTCTTCAGCTTGCTTTAACGTTAATTCAGGAACTTCCTTAATGCTTAAATGCCCTTTAATAGTGTCTTCATTCACTTTTCGAAGAGTAGCCAACTTTTTAATGTTTAATTTGATTGCACCAACTTGTTGAGCAGTAATCATTTCTTCTTGTACTTCCGGTAGGTCTTCACCCGCATAGATATATAATCCCAATCCGTGAAGCGCTATTGCCTTTACTAAGCAACGTTGAATACTAGTGTTAATATCAAAGCTATTAGGCTCTGCAATTGGTTTATTTTGATTGTTAAGTATCGGGTGGATCTGGCTTAGTGGTAATCCTTGTACAGTTACTTCAACCTCTACAAAATAACCACAATCCGTTTTAAGATAAGGCGCTCCATCGAATCGCTTTACTTCCCATGTTGCTGTTGGATCTACTTCACGAAGTTTTTTAACAGCCCAAGCCCATGATAAGTAATTAAAGCGGCCTTTCTTTTCAACATGTCCCGAGCAATCTATTTGGGCTAACTTAGAAAAGTAATTTTCAGTTTTCATATGAATCTCCCTCTCTTTTAAAATGGTGCTATTTCCGTTTGTTTACTAACTTCGTACACTTCCATAAGTGCTTGTAATCCGTATTCGTAAGCTACAACCATCAACACAGCGTTAGGTTCTTTACTTTTCTTATATCGTTCAACTAAACTCTTCATAATTTGAATTTCAGCTTCAATTTTGTTTTGTAGGCCCATATCATTCACCTGCCACTTTCTTCATTGAATGTTCCTCAACATATTGCTTAATACACTCTAATTCTGTATGAATTGGATCACCACTGAAATCAAGGTATCCTTCTCCGTAAAAGATTTCTCCGCCACATCCTTGACAGTAATCCATGAAGTCTCTTGCTGATGAATCATGATAATTTCCTGTTAATATTGGATTTTCAACCATTTCCGTATTCCTCCTTATTTACTTAGAAGAAACGACTATGTTAAAATATAGGTACAAAATATTGCGTCGTTTCTTTAAAACAGTCGATTAGGGGTAATTGGCTGTTTTTATTTTATTTTGATGCTTCCGTGCATAGGAATATCCAAAAATTCATTTTAGGTGGGGGAATACCATTAAATCCCCGAACATTCCGACAATTGAACACTTGCCCATGTTCATAAATTCGTAAAATCTTTATATAAAAATTAAATGAAATATATGTTAAACTTATTACATTCCAAGAAGTCCTTTACTTTTAGAATCGACAATTCTTCAATACCCTTAGTCTTGCCCTGCAACCCCTGCAGGGCTTTTATCATTTAGCTAGAGTTATAAACTCCTTATGCATTTCCTCAACCTTATCTGCGCTGTTATGTATCCCTTTAGCTCTTAAATCTTTTATGATCCACAAGAGTTTCTTTTGTTCGTATTCATCTCGCTGTTGTTTATCCATCACTTTTCACCCTTCATAAACCTTTTATCTATACGTTCCATCACATAAGCAAATCCGCCTAACGCTGCGAAAAATACAGCAACCATACATAAAGAAAACATGCTTTCTTCTTGCATCTACACCGCCTCCTGTTCCTGTTCTTTCTTCAGTCGATCTATGATGTAGGCTTGTCCTTTTAATGTTACGTATGTTGTTGTCCATGTGAATGGTTCTCCGCTTGGCTTCTGTTTAACACCTTGTGCGATTTCAAAATATCCTTTTTCAACTGCTGATTGAGTTGGTTCAGTAGAACGTTTGAACATTAAGTTCCATTCTCTAAGTTTTGCGAATAACTGACGTTGCCCGATTTTGATATTGTGTTTAGCTGCCAATTTAGCAACTTCACTTACTTTCAGAGATTCATTTGATTGCATACACGCTTCAGCGAATATTACTAGCGGTTGTTGCTGTACGATTTGTTGTTGCGCTACTGCAAGTTTTTCTCTCTCTTCTTTTAATTTAATGAGAAGACCAATCATGAAGTCCGGATCAGTTACCGCTTTTTCTAACGCTTGTTCTGTCATGTACGCTCCATGTTTGCGGATTGTTGGGAGAACCTCTTCGAAGACCCATTTTTCAAATTGTTCCGCTTGTGGAAGTTTTGATTTAACGATTAAGCGATATAAATTGGATTCATTAATGAACTTTTTTCTTTGTTTTCCACTATTAGTAGGGACTATCGTTTCGTTCACCCCTTCAGATTTACAATGATCTTTAATTGCTTTGTGTGGATTTGAATAACCTAAAGCTTTAGCGACATCTGTTGCCGGAAAGTATTCTTTTCCATCTTTAATAAGAATTCCTAAGTTTCCGAACATACTGTGTGAGAATTTTTTGAGTTCATCCATTTGGTTTACTCCCCTCCATTTTATAAACCTCAGGTTTACTTTAATTGTTAAAAAAAAAGTTCTTTAGGATTTTCCTCAAGAGCTATTGCGATTTTTAGCGCTAAATCTATTTTTAATGTTCTTTTGTTGTTCTCGATATACCAATAGTGCATTTTAGTGATTCCGACTTTATTGGCAACGTCTTGGCAAGACATTCCTTTTTCTAGTCGTTTTTGTTTTAACTGATGCAAGTTATTTCCTCCCTTCGTTGCCTGTAATTTCATTATAAGTAAACCTAAGGTTTATTTCAAGTGATTTTTCAAAAAAACTATACTGATTTTCAACTTGTGGTAAACACTATGTTTACTTTATACTTTATTTATCGCAAACACTTTATAAAAGGGGGCGCTAATATTGATTGGGGAAAAGATTAAAGAACTTAGGAAAAATAACAAGATAACGCAAGAGCAACTTGGTAATGCTATTGGTGTATCTAAAATGGCTATTTCTTATTTTGAAAAGGGAAAAAAGTCACCTGGGCGAGAATCCTTAGAAAAAATAGCTGATTATTTTAATGTAACTACAGATTATTTGTTAGGAAGATCGGAAGATCCTGAATTGAGCGAAGAAGAAAACAAGATTGTTACTGAAGAAGGTAAGAACATAATGGCTTTAATTGAAAGTCTTCCAGAAGAAGAGCGAAAGAAAGCCTGGGAACAATTAGAGATGTATGTTACTTATATGCAAAATAAAAAGAATGGCTAATCAAAGAAGACTACTTTACATGACAGTCTTCTTTTTTATGTATTTGGCTTTTCTTATAAGATTCATCTAGACATATTTTAAAAATATCTTCTGCTTTAATCGGAGCCCCGTGTTTCAAACTCAATTTTACTGCTTCCCTAACTAATTGCTCTTTTTTCATATCTACTTCCCCCAATATCCTCTTTAAATATATAGACGTTCAGAAAAAGGTCAGTTTTGTTGTTTGGGTCAAAATGTTTCCATTTCCTTTAGAGCAGAAATGACACTATCAATTGGATAGTGTCATTTTTTATATTTACATAAATCAATATCCATCCGGATCAATCATGTATAGAGTTGTTCTTTATTATATAATTACTTCCTTTTTAAAAATTTCTCGTTCAATAAATTCGAAGAATCCTGGTGGCTCTTCATCTAACATTTTATAGGCTTTTTCAACGATTACCATCTTTAATTCTTGCATTAAATCTTCTCTTTCTTTAAAAATAGTTTGTTGAACATGTTTCAATATTTTTAACTCTAACTGATCGATAATAGCTTGTACCTCTGCTTGCTTTTGAATATTTTCTACGGACATAAACATCTCTCTCCTTTATATTTAATTATCCTTTAGAAGCATGTCTCCATCTTATAACTCATTTATTTTAATGATCTTTCATTACAGCGAATCCTTTAGCTGTTTTAATGTTTTTTTGACCCAGTAACCTACGTTTTGTTCTGTTTCTCCCAATATTTCAGCAATCTGCCTATTTGTAAGCATCTTTTCATAACGGTAGTAGAGAATCATTCGTTGCTTATCCGTCAATGCGCGCATCGCTTTATCCAATTTCTCGTTTTCTACAGGAATAACATTTCCTTTCCCCACTCCTTCAATAACAACTGTCTCAGGTCTTTCTGCTTCGCAATCTTGCAAACTCCCAATTGTTTCAATTGCAGAAAAATCTCCTTCTAAAGCATTCTTATCAAAAATTAGCATTTGTTTTTTATTTCTGTTTCTCTGTCTCTTATCGAAATCAATAGCACGGCCACGAATTAAAACAGAGCAATACCTCAGGACACGATTTATTCTATAAAATTCTTTTGATGTTTGATTAAGTAAATTGATGTTTTTTTGAGAAGGGTTTTTAAAAGCTTCTTTCATTATTTCTTCATGCTTTTTATCTTTTAAAAACTCTTGAATAATGGGGTTTTCTAATATTAAGGGTAGTTTCTTTCGTATTTCTTGTATGTACTCTAATTGCTTTTTCTCTTCGTCGTGATGATAGTTATTATCGGAATTTGAGTGAGTATGTTTCCCCATAAAAAAACCTCCTTTTTTCCATAAATTATATAAATATAAGAAAAAAATAAAACTAAATAAGAACAAGTGTTCTAATTATCTCCCAAATTAGTGCGAAAATCTAGTACTTTTTACAAAATAAAACAATGTTTATTTTGTAAATTCTTTTTAGTTTTTTGATACTTCTTTCTCTAATAAAAATGAGGAGGTGTCTATATGAAAAGTACACAAGCTGATACTAAAATAAACGATGGAATAGACTTCATAAATGCTAAAAAATATTGGGAAAACGGTCATTATGGACAAGATACAATTATTGCTGTAATTGACACAGGTTGTGACATTAACCATGAAGAGTTAAAAGACAACATTATCGGTACATTCAATTTTACAGATGATGATAACGGTAAAATTAGCATAGCGACGGACTATACAGGACACGGTACGCATGTATCTGGAATTATAGCGGCTACTAATAAGAAACATTCTATCGGTATAGCTCCAAAGGCAAAGCTTTTAGTTATTAAAGCCATTGGACATACAAGTATTTCAACTCATAAACATTTAATTAAAGCTATTCGCTTTGCAACTGCTTGGAGAGGCAAAAATGGTGAAAGAGTAGATATAATGAATCTCTCTTTAGGCACAAAAAGTGATGTTCCAGAGTTAAGGAAGGCAGTTGACGAGGCATTACAAGAAAATATATTTGTGGTAGTTGCTGCAGGGAACTACGGAGATGGATCAGAACTAACCGATGAAATTCTTTATCCTGGATACTACGAGGAAGTTATTCAAGTTGGTGCTGTTGGAAAGAACCTTGTTCCCACACACATGAGCAATACAAACCAGAATATTGATTTTTTAAGTCTTGGAGAGTCCGTTTACTCAACCTACCCTCAAAATAACTATATAAGGCTCACAGGTACATCAGTTGCAACGCCACACATCACAGGAGCAATCTCTTTAATCCTGTCCTATTTCAAAGCAAAGCATTTGCCATTCTCCCAAAACATTATTTATCAATATCTTCTTTCACACTCTTTTTTATTAAAAGGTTACACCAATAAAACCCAAGGAAATGGAGTTCTGAAACTATAA